GAGGTTTTCTTTGACCATATTACATTATTAAAACAACGTGTGATTGCATGGTATGAAGTAGATGGTTATGATTACCCATCACACTTTAACCTACCAATACATGAAATTATGTATGAGGTTGTACGTATTAATTTACAAGAGCCTGATGATGATTTAAGTTATGCCCCTATAGGTATGCCTAGCTCTATTAGTGGAATGGCATATACTAGCAGAATTATTGATTTTACATTGGTGCAAGAAACATTTTCAACAACTGTGCAAGAAGATAGCTTTGCCTGGAAGACTGTATTAGAGGTATTACAGTCATTAGCTAATACAGCTAGTATTAATGGTGAAAATATATGGTTTGATTTTATTTACACACCTAACCCAAATGGTGTAAACTTAGGTACACTTGTATTCAGATTATGGGTTGGGTTACGTAATGATGACCGAAGAATTAGTTATTCTTCTGACCCAATTGTATTTTCACCTGATATTGGTACGTTAGATGATTGGCAATTAGAGTTAGATTTTGAGAACTACTATAACCAAGTCTATGCATTAGGTAAAGAATTACCTAAAGTTGATGATGGTATTAACCTTGTAAGAGTTGTACCATACCCACTTGATTATGCATTCAGCGGCGATAACTTAGTTGAGTCAGTTGTAACGGTAGATGGTGAAGAAGTAAATGATGAAGTATTAGAGTCTAAAGCAAAAGCGCATCTAAATGAGGGTAGGCCAATACGAAAATTAACAGGTGATGTAGTTCAAACTGTTAATATGGAGTTCTTTGTGCACTATAATTATGGTGATAAAGTGTCTGCATATTTAAATGAATACTTATTTGAATCTGAAATAGCTACATATAATATTATCGTTGCTGATACAGAAGAAGTAAGAATACCGTTTGAGAGTATTTTATAATATGGCAATTAATTTAACTAGTAACCCAATTTCATCAGTGAATAAGTTTGCTGAGTTTTTTCATCTAAACCCTTTTTATTTCAACTATGTAGACCCTAGTTGTATAATGGCGTTAGATGATAACTGTATTGAATTTTGGACACAATATAATTTAAATAACTTTTTATCAATTGAATCATTAGGCCAAATGCTAGAACAAGCAGAAAATGAAGTGGCTTTATACTTTGGCCTTAAACTTAATTCATGGGTTACTAATGAGCCCTATTTATACCCTAAAGTATTTAGACATGGTATAGAAAAATACCCATTAATTGATACTGTAAAGTTTAATACTGACTACCCAATTAGTTATTTTGGACAAAAAGCTGAGACATTTATTGATAATATTGAAACTGTTCCAATAAATAATGATGGTGATATATGGAACGAATTGCATACAGTAACCGTCAACCTACCGACTGGTATTAGTTCTAAAGATATTGTATTTTACTATCCTAGCACTAAATACCAAATTAAAGATTTCACTATTTTATCAGATGATGGGAGTGTAGCAGTATTTGCATTTGAGAGTCTAAACCTGATAAAATTAAACATACTTAACAATCGGTTTACGATTTCTAATAAAGCGCATAATTTATGTGAGGATATATATTTAGAAGATGTAGATGTATATTATGTTATTAAAGATGCATGTTTACCAGATGTAAAAGTATATTACTTAGAAGATAATTGTACAGGTGATTGTGACTTCTTACATGCTCCTGCATGTGGGGTTAAATTAAATGACAATCTTTTTAAGGTTAGGCTACAAGGTTATGATGAAGAAGGCTGTGTGGTTGATTATAATAATTCATGTATAGGTATGCCAGAATACATTGAGGTGAATTATTACACTGAATCTAAGTATAGCAGCCTAATTCAAAATGCTATTTATTATATGGTTGCGGCTCGTTTTCCGTCTGAAAATTGTGTATGTGGTTTCCCATTTACAATGTACCAATTAGATGGAAGAGCTAATAAAGGGGATAATACATTAAAGACAACGTTTGCAGAAACAAGTAACCCATTTGGTAGTAGAGTTGGGGAAATAAAAGCATACAATATTTTAACCAGCCTAATGCAGTAAAATTAGTTAATTAGGTTAAAACAATGGAACAAAAGAAAACAAATCTTTTTGAGTTTATTTTTAAAAATAATGTACCAAGATGGGCTGCGGGGTTGGGTGTAATATTACTATTTATGGTAATATTTTCCAATGGTATTAATCTTGGTTCGTTACTGCAAAATAAGTTAGATAATGATAAAGAGTTACAGCTACAGTTACAAACTCAACAACAACAAAACGAAACGTTTGTAATTTCAACTATAACTGAACTAAACCGTGAGTTAAATGAAAGAATAGATATTCTATTAGATTCACAAGAGCAGCAACTAAAAGCTTATAATGCGATTATCGTTCAAAATGAAGAGCTAACTAAAGATGTAACAACGTTACAAACTGATATACGTATAAAGGATTCAGAAATAGAACGGTTAAGAAGCGAATTAGACCAATTAAGAATCGAAAATGACGAACTTAAAAAAGAGGTTGTGAAGTTAAGTGCACAATTAAATACTTTAACTTCACAACGAGAATAAATATAAATGATAAGCCCACATATAATAAATAACAAGGCTAGTATAGAAAACTTGGTAAAGTGGAACCCACCATTAGTTTTATTATTAGACCCTGATGTAAATTACTTAACTAAAATACGTTCAGCGTTACCAAACACTAGAATAGTTGTGCGTATTTATATTAAAAACAGTGATGTAGAGACTGGCATTATGCATAACCCAATAGGGTATGCTGTATTTGCGCACCAATTAACTCTATCTAAGTATGGGCATGTACTTGATAGTATTGATTATGTACAAATTGCTAATGAAGTTCTACAAGACTATAATGGTATAGATGCATTAGTAGAGTTTGAACTACACCGTATGAAAATTGCTACATATAAATGTGGTATATTTGCATTTAGTGTTGGTAATCCAGACTTACCAATGTGGTCTAACCAATTATTACCTGCATTAAAGTATGCTAACGATAATGGTCATTGTGTTGTTATACACCAATATAGCAAACCACCTTCAATGTGGGAACCAGATCCAGATTGGCATATCCATAGGTTAGAACATAAAGTACTACCTATTATTAACTCATTAGGGTTAAATAACTTAAAGTTTGCCGTAACAGAATATGGGTTAGACGATTTATTATATGGTGATGGTGTAGAGCGTGGCTGGTCTAAGTTTATAAGTGCAGATGATTATGCAAGCCAGCTAATAAATATAGGTAAGTATATACATAAATTTTCAGATAGGGTGTATGGGTATTGTGTGTTCACATTAGGACATAACCCGCCTTGGGAAAGTTATGATATTGCTGGTGATGTTGAGAATAAGCTAGTAAATTATTACAGCCAAAACCCTATTAAACCGAAATGGAGAGATATGAATAAAAAACGAGTAACAGCTATGAATGGGTTAAATGTCCGTTCTGAGCCAAACACATCATCTAAAGTAATAGCTGTTTTAAAATATAATGAAATTGTAGATGTAGAGCCATATAGTATTAATTGGTATAAGTATGGTGATGGGTATGTATATAGTACTTACCTGTCTGATAACTTAAATATTATTACAACAGACCCTATTGCAGAGTTTGCAGCTAAGCACAATATTGATGTGAACCTATTATTAGCATTAGCTAATATTGAAAGTGGTGATAACTACTTTATTAATGATAGGCTAATAATTCGATTAGAAGCACACCTATTATTAAAATACAATAATAAATTTAACCAAACATTTTCATTTAACCCAGCAAATAGATACTTTGAACACTTTTTCTTAGGTAAGCCATATCATGGAAACCAGGATAGAGAATGGAATGCTTTTAACTTTGCATTAAGTAGAGATAAAGAGGCTACATATAAATCTACTAGCTATGGTAAGTACCAGATTTTAGGGGCTAACTATAACTCACTTGGGTTTAATAGTGCTGAGGCATTATTTAACTATTTAAATGAATCCGAACATAACCAAGATATAGTATTTTTGACTTACCTTGATAAGTTTGGTTTGATACCTGCACTGCAAAATAAAAATTTTAGACTAATTACTGAAAAATATAATGGCAGTGGAAATGTAGATAAGTATAGCGTATTGTTAGAGACTGAATATAAACGCCTATCAAATATAGATGTAGAGGAAAAAATACCTGTGGATAAAAGTGTAGAAGCTATATTAAATACCCTGCAAGAATCTGTGGCTGAGTTACAGCTACAAATGAAAAACTTATCAGAATTTGTAGTTCTATTAAGTAATGAAATTGAAAAATATCATGGTGATGATGATGTAATTGTTATCCCTGACCCTGATCCAGAACCAACACCATCTAATGCAGATATTAGTTCTACATTAAAGCCATATTTTAACAGTGGTGTAATGCAAGTAACTCATGGTACAAATTATAAAGTTAAAGAAATATTTACTGTACAAGATGGTTCATGGGATGTATCAGATAAAAAATTTAGTATTGAACAACGGTTTAGAGACAGATGGTTAAAGCCTGTAAATGACCCTAAATATGTTTCAACTGGTGACCACTCTATTACTGTTATTATTGTAGATAAAGATGGTAACCGCTTAGGGAATGTAGGAATGCAGTTTATTTCTAATGGCACACCACCACTAATTGTC